CGGCTCTTCGATGCCGCTCGTGCAGGTTTCACTCCCTTCCAGTTCACGCCGGATCGGCCCGCTGCCCGTCTACTCATGGAGGAGATTGGTTCCGGACTCACTTTCAATCTCCGTAACGAGAAGTGGTTCCAGAAAGGTCGTGATGCTCGTGAGAACGCTCTTCAGTTCTCCGAGATGCGTTCTGTTCCCTCCTTGTACTTTGCGGGCGTTGCGGGTTGTGGGAAGAGCTACGGAGTGCGCACGAAGGCCCTCGCTCTTGGCGCTCTGGACTCCTCCATCATGATCGTCTCCCCGTTGAAAGATCTTCGTGACAAGTGGGCCACAGACCTCGGGCTTTCCCAGAAGAACAACTTTGTGGCGCAGACTTTGGAAAGAGCTCTCAAGCGTCGAACCGTCTGTTTGGTTCTTGACGAGGCCCAGAAGTTCCCGGACGGTTATGATTCCCTCTTTGTCCTGGCCGTCCCCACGATCCAATACATCATCTACTTGGGTGACCCACGACAAGCTGGCGCAGTTGTCTTGAACACGAATAGTAGGATTGATCCCCGTCGTTCGGTTGGCATTCTCCGCGCTCCGGACATCACGGCCTATTATGAGGATTCCTTCCGGATCAACCCAGTCGTCGGTTACCGGTTTCAGATTCCGACCGTGCACGCCTCTTCTGGCGCTACTGTGGCACTCACAACCACCGTCGATCCTCGTTGGCCCGTCATCGTGCCGACCATTAAAGAGCAGGAGCTTTATCGCGCCTCACGCCACCAGACTTATACGTACAGTTCCTGTGGTGGCATGGACTTCTCGACGCCCGTCACGATCGTTGTCTCCGGTTTTGTGGGTGATCACACGGGTGCTGACGCCATCTACACTGCATTCACGCGGACTCCCCACGACATTCACGTCCTCATGCCCAGCAGTTCCGCCGAGATTGCACGTGTTCTGAACTTATGCCCCGCGCTTTCTGTGGTCCTCGGCGTTTCCCCTCCTCAGAGCCATGAGCTGCTGATTCCCGTCACCATCCCTCCTGTTGCCTATCAGGATTGGCGGATCGCTCCCACTTTCCCCGTGGGTGGTGCCTTGCGCTCTATTGGTGAGAGGACACTTTATGACCCCCTCACGAAGTTTGATGGCCTTGGCCCCTTCATGAAGAGCTCAGTTCTTTTGCACGTCCCTCTGCCCTCGGAGCCCCGCTCGTTCTTCCCTGAAGACGATGAGGATCTTCCTGATCCACATGCTCCCGCCGCGGCCCCTCGTTCTCACGACCTTTTCATTCGTGAGCGCGATCTTTCCGACCCTGAGAGCTCGGAGTACATTGATGAGTACGGAGAATGGTCCTCAATGAACCACTCTGAAACGCTCGACTTGCAGTCTCATGCCCACCTTTTTCCCCATCATTCGGCAAAGTTCAAGTCTATGTTTAAACCCTCCGTTGCCAAACGCCTCATTTTTGAGCGCACCCCTGGAGAGAATCTTGAGGAATTCAGAACAAAAGCCTTTCTCGGCCCTGTTCTGGCTGACGCTTTCTCGAAAAGGCATGAGCTCCCCTCCGCCATCTCCCTCGATCCCATCCTGCTTGAGAAAGCTGTTGACGATTCAAACCGTAAACGTCTTGACCGCCCCATGACCAAGCTTCTCAACTTGGAGCGGGATAATGATCCGGCCACGGAATTCAATCAAGCTGCTCTTTTCCCCAAGAGTCAGTTCGTGACGAAAGCCGCCGCACTCCCCATGTACTCTGACGATGCCGAGTTAGCTGAAGCAGTGGTTAAACCGTTTCAGACCATCGTGAGTTTCCTTGAGAGCGTTGCCTCGATCATGGGACCTTGGACCCGGTATCTGGATTGGGCGCTGGGCCTGTACACGCCTGACACCACGCTCCATTACGGCGGGAAGACTCCCGGCCAGTTCCGACGTTGGGTTCGACGCCATATGCCCCATGTCATGGAGACGTTGGCTAACGATTACTCTCAGTATGATCAGTCCTGCCGAGGTGAGACCCTCGCCTTTGAGATCCTCATGATGCGGCGCTTCTCCGTCCCCGAAGAGATCATTGATCTTCACTTTGAGCTTGTGACCACGGTGCAGCTTCCTCTAGGGGCTCTCGGG